GTCATTGAAGGGAGAGACACTGGCCAGAAGCGTGGTCGTGCAAGAGCCAGAGGTGTAAGCAGTGACACGGGCACGGACTTGCCTGTAGCCAGTCACAGGACCAATCCAAGTACCAGCCGCCGTACCCACCACAGCAGCCACGTAGAGCTTGCTTGCAGCGTTGATGGTACGCATTGGGATTAGCTGCCAGTTGGTGCCGTCCACAGTCCCTGCGACTTCAATGGTCAACGAGAAGGTGCCACGGAGGTCGAGGGTCACCGTAGAGCAACCATCCGTATTGATGATGGTCTCAGCGTTGACTGAAGCAAGAGCCGCTGTGGAGTAGATATCTTCTCGCGGATGTAGAGTAGTAGACGCCAGTTCTCTAGAGAGTTTAGCCATTAGTTCACCTGATATTGGAGTTTGATTATGCCACTCTGCTTCTGAGAGAAGGAGGCCACAACGTCGAATGTTCCCGTTCCGGGGATTGCCACCAGAGTTACAAAGTCGAGCATCTCAGGATCGTTTTCGTCTGTATCCAATGCAGGGGCGAGCATGAGGTTGATTACGCTGGAAGGGGTGACACCAGCAGCCGTGATGGTCTGACGGTGTTCATTACGTCCACCCAGAGTCCCAGGGACCGTGATGGTCGTGGAGGCCCACGGGGTAGCACCAGCACCAGCAGCGCCAGTGGCACCCGTAGCGCCAGTGGCACCAGTAGCGCCAGCACCTGTAGCGCCTGTAGGACCTACAGCGCCTGTGGCACCTACAGCACCAGTAGCGCCCGTAGGACCAGCAGGACCAGTGGCACCTACAGCACCAGTAGCACCGTCAGTGCCATTGGTTCCGTTAGTACCGTTAGTACCCGGAGGTCCTGTGAGACCTTGAGGCCCTGAGGGACCTGTAGCGCCAGTAGGCCCTGCGGGACCCTGAGGTCCTACAAAGCCTGCTGCTGTCTCTGGGCTGTATCCGTCCTCAATGAAGAAGGAGCCACTCATGGCCCCTCCTCCGGTGGCGTGATAATCTTAAGGCCAAGTCGGCCCATAGCGGTAAAGGGTTCCTGCGCCGTACCATCAGCGGCAGTGAACAGCGCCTGGACCTCTGCAAGGGTGCAGTTGAAGCCTTGGGCAATGGCAGCAGCGCGAACCGTGGCAGCATCGCCGGGGGTGCTATCAGTCATCGTCCAGTCACCCTGTTCGTCCAGTTCCCAAGTCTGCAATGGCATGAGAGCGGCGACCTCTTCTGCAATGTAGCCGCTGGAGATGTAATGCGTGGCCGTGCCTACGCCCGTTGCGTTGAGCGGGGTCGTGAACATGCCAGCCCCACCGGAGGAAAGGGCAGCAACAAGGTTGCGGGCGAACGGAGCATTTGCGGTAGGCAAAATGGCCGTGCGAAAGGTATCAGCCATGTCAGTATGCCTTCGTGATGTTGTTTACCCACGTTTCCGTGCGGGCGAGTTGGTCGGCGTTGGTTGATGCGCCACGGACGATGAGGGAATAGAGGCGTCCATTGTAGGGGAGCGATGTACCAGCGCGGCGACCAATGTAGAGCGGGTAATTGCCGTAGTTTCCGGTTCCCTGGTCGGTGAGTATTTGTGCGATTTGCGCGCCGTTGATGCGGAGCGTTGCCGCATCGCCGCTTATGTCGCCAAGTCCTGCAATGACGCCAGTGTATGGAGCGTTGTAGGTAGTTGACGTCGTAAACGGTATGGCATTGACAGTGCCGCGAGACAAAAACTGGAACTTGGTTACAGTGCTTGATCCGGGCGCTGTCAGTTCAAATGCACCAGATTGCAGCGCACTGGCGTCACCCATCTGGTAAACCATTCCGTCTGCCGCATCACTCAGCTTCCTTACGCCCGCAAACACGCTCATCTTGTCCGTAGCACTAAAGTCCACGCTCGCCGTGGCGAGGCTGTCATCCACACCGTCAAACGCGAGGTACAGAGGGAAGCCAGAGGTGTCGTAGTCGGTTGCAGCGTTAATGCGCTGGTAGGCGGGGATGCCTACGCCATCGTTGGTGACGCGAACGTCTGCGCCCCAGAGAAAGATTGTTTCCGTCCCTGCTGTGGTCCAACTTTCGTTACGGGCAGCAGTAGCTGAAGAAATGATACCCACACAAAGAATAGGATTCGCCGCATTCAGCGTCATTGCAATTGAACAACGATACCACCCATTGCCTAGCGGGACCATTGTGGCTGTACAACCAGTGACAGTGCCAACCGTACCCGCAGAAAGATTGAAGTTGGCAAAGTAGCTTGCGCTTGCACCGTCATGTATCTGGGCAAAACTGTGTGTGCCAGCCTTTAGGCAGACAGAGTGGGTACACCCGACACCAGATGCAACTGTAACTGCTGCGCTGATCACACGGTGAATTGAAAGGAGTGCAGAGGCCGTTAACGTATCTGCTGTTGTTTGTCCGTCTGGCGCAGTCGTAGAGTTAGCCGAAACAGTCGTATTATCCTTGCTCCACGCAACATTACTCAGGTCTTCACTATAAGTCAGCAGGTTCACCCTAGCACTCAGCACGGGGCGGGAGGTGGAGGTGGCCTGAGAGGCGTGGTTGCCGGGGAGTTCACGGACGGAATAATCAGAGACAGTTGCCGTTGTCGTGCCAACTGCTCTCAGTACAAGCGGGCTTGCAGACGGGGCTGAAAAGTAAAACGTCTTTTTTCCAGTTGTGGTAAAGTCAGGCGACAAGGCAACGCCCGCCTCATTACCCACCCGCAACGCGCCCGCCGAAATGGCTGTAATCGTCACTTCTGCGTAGTACCATCTACCGCTAACAGGGGCCAAACCAGCAGATGGCTGTACGTTCACGGCAGCCGCAGCCGAAGTCCAGACAGCCGCCCCACCAGTGACAACCACGCTTCCGGCAGAAGCCGTCCAACTTGCCGGGGTATTGAATGACGGGTCAGCGATCAACTCAGCCCCAAGCGCCAGCCCCTTGCTCTTGTCGAAGATCAGGCCAACAGGCTGCTCAACCGCCGTGACAGGCGTGGTCCCTGCGCTGTCTTGGAACATGACGGGCTGCGGCTGTACGGTGAAGTAATCCGCGACACCGTCCGTTATCTTCTGGTAGGCAGTGACACTGGAGCCGACCTGAAGCTGCGCGCCCCAGACATAGATGCCACTTACGCCGTCTCCTGTGTACACAACAGGGCCGCCAGCAGTCGATCGGGGCGTTACCTCAAGATAGCCGTTTGTGGAACTAGCAATTGCACTGACGCTGACCAGCCACCATCCATTACCAGCAGATGTGACTGTGTATGTTCCGTTGGCTCCTCCATTGGTTTGAGCGCCATCAGAAAGATTTACACACACACCACAATTTGAACTGGACGCACGGATGTTCAGGGCAACAAAAGCAAAACCGTACTCTGCTGCTTTTACATAGACAGACCCCGTGTAATTCGTACTCACCACAACGGGGATGGCAGTTGTGTTGTACAGAACATGCAGGCCGTTGTTCGTGTCAACGACAATCTTGTCAGCAGAAACTGCTCCGCTCGGGGAAGCTGTTGCGTTTGCAATCGAACCGCTTCCGAATGGAAGAATAAAGTTCTTTGTCCAAGCCGCATTGTCGAACTCTTCTGACCGCGTCAGCAGATTGCGCCGCCAGTTCGGGATGAAGTCAGACGGGTCGTACCACGCGCCCTGCTCGCCGCTGGAGAACAGCGAGAGGACATTGAAGGAAACCATAGATGGACCCGGAAAGGGTCGAGGAAACGGGAAGACCATTATACAGTCCTCCTGTTACTTGGACATCTCGGTGACAAAAAGTGTACCCGCAGCAGCCCTCTGAATAGCAGCAACCTTCACACCCGGGGTTGCCCCGAAGTACTCCACCACGTTGGCGGGGAGCAGCATGTCAGTGGCAGCTGCGGTCGGCGTAGCGCCAAACTTGAGGTAACAATCAGTGGTCGAGACCAAACGAATGATGGTCGTGCCATTGCCAAAGGCATTGGTCACAGCAGCGGAGGTGCCAGATACGGAAACCGTCTGGTTCGTGATAATCTTAAGCGGGTCCATCAAAGATGTCCTTTTCAGTATTCTGTGTTGTAAGCGGGGGCGACCGAGGCATCATGTGCATCGAGGTCGTAGGCCTGATCTTGGAGTGCTTGGGCAATTTGGACGTAGCGTCCTTCAAAGGCTTGCCCGCGGTCATCCATGAAGTAGTCAGCAGCATAGGCCAGTGCGCCATAGATCAGGAGGTCAGGCGCAATGAGGGACAGGACAGTCTCGTCATTGTCATCTGCGAACTGTTCGAACTCTCCATAGTAGTAGAGGGTCAGCACAGTGTCTTCGGCAGGGACTGGACGAAACTGGAAGGCGTTGCCAATGCGCGTGTAGTAGGCGGGGGACCCCACGTAGACATCGCGTTCCAGGAAGCGGGCAAGGGACTCATAGGTAACCTTGCGCTTCTGGCCGGACACTGTGTCCACCATGAAGGCGATGGTCTGGATGATGTCTGAGGGGACCGGGAAGCCTGTGAAGGGGGAGACAACCGTCTGGCTGACTTCGGCTTCCTGGGAGGGTGTTCTAAGCTCTCTGGTGCAACGGAGAAGAGACTGATTCAGGAACGTATCAGCGAGGGCGTTAGAGCAGTCCCGGCGATTGAGGATAGCTTTGAACTGGGTGCGAATCTCGCCATAGTTCATGTGTGTTACAGGCTCTTGTTAGAGGTGAGGAATGCTTCAAGGTTCTCCTGACGAAGGCGCTTTACGATGGCCTTGGGAGACTCCTTGTAAACGTCAAAGCCCTGCTTCAGCCATTGCTCCACGACCACCACAGGGATGGAGGCGAAGCGGTGGTACTCCTTGGAGGGAGCCTTGGACTCGAAGCGGGCATCACGGTTGGCCGTGAGGAACTCGTCGGAAATGATCTGGTCCTTCTTGACGAAGAGACCGTCTACGTTCTGGCCGATGTCCCATTCCACATCGTGGAGGACAGTGCCATTCTTCAGGTTAGTCTTGGTGTTCATATGCATAAGCTCTCATAAGTGGAGAACGGGCGGGAGGTGGAGAGCAAACCCCCCGCCGCGTCCCATACGTGGCTAACGTAGCTCTAAGACTACGATGCTACTTTGCGGCCCACGGTTATTACGTAATGGCGTTGACGTAGCCACCAGCCTTGAAGTTCTTGTGCTTGAGCGAGAACTCACCGACAACCATGGTGCGGTTGGAGTCACCGTCCTTGGCCAGGCTTTCCTTCGTCCACGGACGGAGGACGCACTTCTTGTACATGTCGGGCTGGTACATGAAGGCCACGGTGGAGAGCAGGAATCTATTGATTACCACTTTAAGCTCACCCCATGGAGAAATGTACAGGTCCACTACGTTGGTGATGGTGCGCGAGTCCTTGAAGTCACGCTGGCGACCTGAAGCCGCTGCGAAGCCAGCGACGATGAGAGCGTCTGCGGGCTTGATCATGAGGATTTCCGGCTCACCACCAGCGTCATAAGTCGCACGGTGGCAGTTCAGGATCATGGTTTCCGTCAGGGCGGCAGTACCACCCGCGATGACGTTACCAGCGTCGATCATGTTGAGGGCCGAAGCCATCTCACGGGCGGTGACGGTCTCGGCACCCGCCACAGCGGCATTGTTGATGCCGACAAAGGAGAACTCAAGGTCACGCTTCAGTTCCTCGCCAGTCTTGGCAAGCTGGTAAGCAGTTTCCTTGGCGCGGCCATAGGTGCGGACCACATCGCTGGTGGCCGTAATGCGGAACGTGTCAGAGAGAATCTGAGTGTAGTTCTGGCGCATCACAGTCGGCGTACGGGCAACGTCAGTCGCCGTGAAGCCTTCCAGGGCCTTGTTGTCGGCCTGGGCACGGAGGGAATCCTCCTGCCACTGGAAGAGACGGTTGTCGATCTTCTCAGAGCCAATGGAGGTCTGGAACGGCGTCTTGGTCGGAGAGATATTGGTAATAACGTCCGAGATGTCTTCGGCAATGCCGATCTGGTCGTAGGTAGAATACATCGTCATGGTAGATTAGTCCTTAGAAGGAGGATTGATGATAGTGTTACTCCACGCCCCATTTGGCGAGGAGAGCGCTGACTGCATCTTCCCTGCGTCCCGACTGTCGCAGTTTGGACAGCGAGGCCTTGGACTTGTCAGTATCGAAGCGGGCAGTATCAGGAGTAGCCGTGGACTTCAGGACACTCTTAGGTGCCGAAGCCTTCTTCTGGGTGGCAACCTTCTTGGCCTTATCGTAGCGATAGGCCTCATGGATGACCCGCAGTGACGCGGCATCCAGGATAGCAGCAAAGGCTTCAGGCTTCATGCCCTTGGACACAGCGTAGTTGCCTACTTCCTCATAAAGCTGAGGACCCCAGTTCGGGATGCCAGTCTCAGGATGCGTAAGCTCCTGAATGGTGGCAGAGGCCTGCTGGTGCATAAGCTGGGCACGTTGCTCGTTCTGCTGCTTCGTGTAGTTGCCAAGCTCCTGTGTCAGGAACTGGTACTTCTGATACTTCGTCTGTGCTTCCTCACGCAGCGCCCGAAGCTCCTCACCGGAGATGTTCGGGTCCTTAGCTGCACTCAGGAAGTCGATGTTGGCGTAGGGAGCGTATTCCTCCTCAGCCATCTGGACGAGTCGTGAAAGGCCACTCGCGTAATAGGAGCCGACTTCTTCAGCTTCCTTACGGCGGTTGGCAAGTTCCATGGACTTATGGGTGAGGCTTTGTTCCTGCCCATAGAGACGCTTCAAGTCCTTTACGGATACCTCAAGCTCCTGACCATTCACAGCCACCTTGACAACAGCATCATCGTTATCGATGAACTGTCGCTCTAGGGCCTTCTTGTCGGAGTCTTTCGGGTCCTCTGAACCTTCGTCATCCTCTAGGAGGAGTTCCTCGTCATCAGAAGCATTCTCGGCGTCCACAGGTGCCGGGGGCTTCTTATCCCCTTCTACAGGTTTGGCTGGCTCGTCAGGAGCGACCTTCCACTGCTTCAGGAAGAGTTCACTGGCGGTTTCCGCAGTGAGGGTGGTGTTAGTCGGGGTAGACTCAGCGTCCTGCTGGATGGCTGACATTATTCGTTCTCCTCTTCAACCATCTGTGACTCAATGTTCTGCTTGAGTTGGACACGGTGGCTGAGAATGCCCACAAGTTCCCTAAGACCGAAATGTACGTTGTAGAGTACCTCTCGTTTCTTGGAGTCCTCAGGGGGCGTATTCAGGATTGAGTTTGCGAGGCTTTCGCTGAGTTCATTGATAGCACTCGCAATGTCTGGGTTGTTCAGGAGCGTCTGTGCGGCTTCACCCGCAATCAGGATTTTCTGCTCCTGCTCAGTAAGTTGTTTCAAATGTGCTCTCCGTTGTATTCTTAGTACCTACCGTTCGGATTGAACGGAGGAAGCGGGCCACCAGTGGTGGGGACACCAGGCGGTTGCCAGCTTTGATAGTTGTTGCCTTGAGGCATGCCCTGCCCGTGGGCGAAGGGCGGGAAGTTGAAGTAGTTCTGCATGCCCATACCGGATGGGTTAGCCATCCAAGGGGCAGTGGCGGGATTGTAGAGCCAAGGGTTTGCCCCCTGCGCCTGCATGCCACCCTGCCCCGGAGGGGGCTGATCAAGGGGGTTAGGCGTAGTTACGGGCGGTAGAGGGGTCTGGGTTACAGGCTTCTTGGCATCTTTGCCGTCTTTGCCCTTTGCGTCTTTCCCCATCCACTGCTGGAAGATCAGACCCCAAGGCACAAATGCGGAGGGGCCAGAACCAGCAGGGTGATTCTTGGCGTACTGACTCAGCGCTCGCTGAAATACACTCTTATCCATTTAGATTATCCATTCGGGCTGACGATCTGGGTCTGCTTGACCTCAGCGGGTTGCCTTTCCATCATTGCGAGTTCACGCATGCCGATTTCGTGGCGCGACTTGGCCTCGAACTCCTTGCGCTCGGCGTCACGCTGCTGGGTCATGAGCTTGATCATCTCGTTGGACTTCTCAAGCTGGAGACGCATCTCTTCCATCTTCTGGTCGAACTGGGTCTTCATGACTTCCATCTGCGTGTTGGCCTTGATGGCTTCCGTCTCGGCCTTGAGCTTCTCAAGCTCTGCCACGAAGTCAGGCGGCGGCTGCGGAGGCTGGACCTCCTGAATAGGCTTGAGGTACTTGCTGTCCTTCATGCCCACCAGTTTCATGTAGTCACTAATGACTGCATACTTCTGGGGCATGTCGTAGAACGGCTGGGCACCGGGGTCCTGGGACAGGAACTGGTGGAGACCCATAAGCTGGGCTGCTTCCTGTTCCTTCTCGCCATACCCAAGCTTCAGGGCAACGGTAACGTCAGTGCGCTGGTCCCACTTGGAGGGTTCGACCTCAACGTAGTTACCAGCAACCTCAATGACCTTCGCCTGATCTTCGTTCTCAATGACCAGACGGTAGACCTCAAGGTACAGAGGGACCATGAACTGGTTGGCGAAGTTGCGGGCGATGATCTTCTGGCGCTGCTGGGAGAGACCCACAAGCTGTTCAACCATCGCTTGGCTGTTCTGCTTGGACACAGCGTCCTTGTTGAGACCCTGAGACAGCTTGGAGACACCAGTGGTATCTTCCTTGTCCTCATCCAGCAACTGAATGGTCTGGAAGACGAAGGGGTTCAGCGAGGACTGCTGGAGCGGCATGATACCGTCAGGCCGCGTCACGTTCACCAAGCCACCTACACGGTTCTCAAGCATCTCCCTGGGGTTGACCAGAGCACCTTTGACCACCTGATAGCGGGGGTTATTGGTGATGACCGTATGATCCAAGATGCCACGCATGAGTACCGTGCGGGCGTTCTGGATAGGGATGACCTTGGAGGCGTAGTTGGAGCCGTAGAATGCATGCGGGATAGGCATGGGGATGAACGGCACGAAGGGAAGGCGGTCAATCGGCTCCTTGTCGAGGATGTGCTTGCCAGCTTTGGTAATCTTCCAGAGCTTGGTGTACCCATCGCCGTCTAGGTCAATCCGAATGTAGCATTCGTGGACAGTGACTTCGCGCATCTGCTCCTGATACTCGGAGACCTTGTCGAAGCCAGTATTCAACTCTTGGAAGCGGGCAATCATGTCTGGGTCGGATACGTCAGACAATCCGTCTACTGGGAGCTTGAGGGCTTCCTCCTTGCTCAGACCCATCGCCATGACCTCGGATACCGTAGCCTTCACGCGGTGGGCGCAGAAGTGGGTGTCCTTGAGGCTCTTGGCCGTGGTCGAGATGAGAAACTCCTCAGGCGGAATAGGATCAACGCGAACCTGAGACTTGTTGATGCGGCGGGCTACCGTGCCAGAGACCGTTCCGGCCTCCGGGTCGGCTGTGGGCACTCCACGTAGCTCAAGGTCATTGGCCTCAAGGACCATCTCCAGTTCCTCAATGGGAACGTCAGAGAAAGTCTCCTCCTGATCTTCATAGCACTTGTCCCAGTACACCTTGGCCACGCCTACACGGCTGATCAGGGCGTCATGGATGACCTGGGAGAAGATGTCGTAACCATCGTTTTGACGGAAGATGACATAGTCTGTGTAGAGGGTGGCAATCTTCGCCATCTCCACGTCATCTGCGTTCTGGGGCACGAACTCAGCAATCTCATTTCCGGACGCAAAGGTCTCCAGAATCGTAGCTTTACAGGACTCCACAGCGTCCCACACGTCCATGCTTATGTACTTGGAGTTACCGGAGTGCTGAGGCTTGGGAGACTTGCCATGATAATAGTCCAACACCTCTTGTCTCTCCTTGGAGAGGATAGTGTCGTGGTTGGAGACGCTGCCCTTGAGGTTCTGATCGAGTTTGACAATCAGGTCCTCATCAGAGAGCTTCTTGAATTTCTTCGCCATCAATGAGGCCCTAATGTTATATGGATTCTATGTAGAAATCGTCAGTGACTTCTACTGGCGTGAAGCGTCCTGCGTGTACGTGATTGGCGAGCGCGAGGGACATGACGCAATCATCAAAACACCCCTGCTCGGCTTCCATCGCCCCGCTTTCAGTCACTATGTACGTCAGCATTTCTTGGAGGGTGATCTTGTCGTTGATCTCTAGCTCTCCATCGCGCACAGCGGCGCGAAGCTCATCGATAATAAGTGGCTTAGTCTTCACGGTTGTAGTGAAGCCGATCTGCACACTTTCACGGTCAGTGAGTTTGTTCACTTCAGTAGTCATGTAGACGTTGGGGTACGCTAAGTCGCGTCCAAGTCGGCTACATGCCAAAATGCCGTGTGAGTTGTTCTCAGGCACGATGAATGCCATGTTGTAAAACTTACCCAACTGGTAGAGGACATCTGCAAGGTAGTAGCTGTCGTAGAAGTTCGATCTCCACACAGCCACCTGTCGCTTCTTTGAGTCCAACACTTGGGCTACGCTGTAGTCACCCTTACCGTTGCCTAGCGCAATGTCAGCGCCGATGTAGTACGTCTCGGCAGGGTCATGGTGATAGTATTGGACAAGCTCTCCACGGGGGTGGTTAGACCATTCTTCACCCTCAAGCGCCAAGCGGGCAACGATGTCAGGAGTTTCCTGCATACGCGCTGTCAGAATGGCCGGGGAGAATACAGGCCTACCAGTAGTCAGGAAGGCTTCTTCAGGTTCAGCGGGGAACTCTTGCTGAAACAATTCAAGTGAAGTCTGTGCTATGCGGTGCCGCCTGAACTGAAGCTGGGCATCATCCAAGCCGTGCTTGTCGATTAGGCGCTCTTCTTCAGGCGTGTAATCAAGCTGGTCGGAAACGGGCAGCCTGTACTCAGGCGCAATGAACCACGGTGCAAACACAGGCGTGAAGCCGTTAGTGCCATTAACCGCACCAAGCCACAGATCGTGAAACAAGCCTGACACGCCATTGGCAGTGCTCTCCACCACCACTACTGTGCCTGGTGTATTAGGCACACTCTGTAAAAGTCCGTTCCACGTCTCTGCTGCATTAGACTTTGGCCAGAATGCAAGCTCAGAGGCGTGGAGGTGTGTCAGCGTTTCACCGCGACCAATAGACTCACCGCCTGCCGTACTTACGATGTAGGCGCTGTCCAGCTTGTCGAAGAACAATTCGCGGCGTGAAGCGTAGCGTGTCGAAGGCTTCAACGCATCTGGACAGTTGTCATGATATCTTTTCGTCATGTCAAATAGAGCGCGGGTGCTGTCAGCAACGTGGGCAACAACCATTGCCTTAGCGGCTTTGCGTTGCGACACTGAGAAGTACAGGTATCCACCAATGTAGGTGGACATACCCATTTGCCTTCCCTTGAGAACCACGATGCGGGCGTATCCCCGCGTAGCCATGTCTTTGTCGATGGCGTCTTGTAGCAGCTTCTGCCCCGCGTTCTGAATAAGGGGGGCAATCTCACCAGCCTTCGTTCTTATCTTAAGGGCATGCTTGGCATAAAACGGGAAGCTATCCCGCAGCTTTTTGCGGACGGCAATCAAGTCCCTGTTCAATGTAAATCTCTCGTCTTTTATTCATGCGCCAGATGTTGGCTTGGTCACACTTATAGTGACGGGCGACAGCGCGCTGAGTTGCGCCAGCATCCAGCATCCTGAATGCTTCAATGACATCTTCACCCTTCAACTTCGTCCACCGCTTGTTACGGCTCTGTGTCGCTAAGTCGGCCCAGCGACAGTTTCGAGGTGTGTAATTCCCATCATTGTTTATACGATCAAGTGAAAATCCTTCAGGGCGAGGCCCCATGTCGGCTAAGAATCTAGCGTACCCATTCACTGGGTCTCTCCACCGATCACACACGGTGATTCCACGCGCGCCGTAGTCTTCATAGGAGGCTGAAAACTCATTGTAACAACGATTTATCATCTGCCGCCACGAAGCCTGTAGTGGGTAGCGCTTGTTGTGGAGATTGGCTGCTGCGCGATTGCATTCCATGCAACGTCCGCCTGTAACGGAACGCTTGTCAGTGTGTCCGTTTCGACACGGCTTCCCTGTATAGAAGTATTTTAGCCCCAAGGCTTGCGCCTCGGCTCTTGTGATAATCTTCATTTAATGTCCTGTAAGGAGGACGGGGTGGTGCCTTACCACCTAAAGCCATCCGTCGATGGCACCCCCGATAGGTTATTCTTTTGAATCGTCTTCCATGATGCCCGCGAGGAACTCCTCAGCGGTCTTCAAGGTGGTCTCGTTCTTGACCACAGGCTTCGTCTGGGTGAAGTCCAGAATAAGTTTGGCCGCCTTCAGACGATTGTCCGTGGTGCCGTTGGTTGCTTCCATGACCTCAATCGCAGCCTTCATGGCCTTGTTGGAGGTCTCGTTGTCAGCGACCCAGATGTCTTTTTCTGCCATTATTCTAATAGCCTTCTCTGCGGTTTCTTTGGCCTTTGCTTGGATAGGGAGCCAGTCCCTGAGAGCAATGCCGTCAGGATGACCTTTTCGTCTTCCAACTAGATGTGGGTTTGCGGCTCTCCACTTTGCCAAGCCTTCCAGTCGCTTTTTGGTCATCTCTGGGGACGCCATCCTCTGGCGCACTTCCAGAGGGCTGTTTATGTCCTTCTTGACGCGCTTCTGGCGGGTCTTCCGCCCGTCGATCTTCTTCTTCGGCGGCGACATCAGTCCTCGCTGTGTTGGCTACGATAGCCTTCTCGAAAAGGGCTGTAGCAATATCGTGTGTGTTCTGTGCGCTATGGCACAGGACCTTCGCCGGGAGAGAGCGCTGTAGCTCAATGGCTACGGAGCGCTTCTCGTCGGCTGTGAGGGAAGACCCTTGGATGTACTCAAGGGCCTTCATCATGTTGATTATGTCGATGATCATTTAGAACGGTGGGTCCTCTCCAGGCCCGTCTGGTGACCCGAAGTCTTCACGGCCACCACCAGTGTTTGTGTCACCCTCGAAAGCATATGCGAGGGGTCTGATGTACTTGACAATGAAGCGCTGGGCCTCAACGTCCCTTGGGTCCACCTCGCGCATGATGCGCTCATAGATGGCCATACGTTTCGTCTGGTTCTTGGGGCCGGTAGCCATCTTGAAGTCGTTGATAGCTGCTATGAAGAGGTTACCCAGTTCCTTGTTGGGAAGCTGTTCAGCGGCGTCCATGCCTTCGTTCTGAAGACCTTGGATAAGCTGCTTCTTCTCTTCAAAGCCAACCTTGTTACGGATGGGGTTACCATAGGAGTCAACCTCAGGAACCACACCCTCAGCCCACGATGTGGACTTGGCTTTGATGCGGGCACGAGCAGACTTAGCCATCTTCTGTACGGAGGGCTTGTCACCAGACTGGACGCGGTCCAACTGTATCTGGGCGCGCTTGGTGGCAATCGTGGCCTTCTTCAGGGCTTCCTGTCGTTTCTGGATTTCCAGAACCGTCATATCCATGCGCCCTTGGATGCGGGCGATGTCTGCCTGCTTGGCGCGGTCCATACCCTCAGCCTTCGCTTCGGCCTGCTTCTGAGCAAGGTCGTTACGAAGCTGCTGAAGCTCTACGGTGAGAGCGTTGGTGGTAGTCTTGTGCTCGAGGTCCTGTACAAGCTTCTGGTGACGGGTAGCGTTGATTGCTGCGCGGGTGGCTTGGTCCTTGAGACGAATCTCGCGGTAGGCGCTGTTGAACTGAGACCTCTCGTCTTTTGCCTTGGTGCGCTCTTCCTCGTTCTTCGCCTTCTTCTCGTCATCCAGAGACTTCTTCTTGAGCTTCTGGTAGTTGAGAAGAGAAGACAGGTGGTTCTGGAAGTCTTGTTTGGCCTGTGCTTCAGCTTCAGCAGCCGCCTTATTAGTGGCCGCCTTGACAGTAAGCGTATTGAGGGCGTTGGTAGCCTCAGAGGGACCATAGCGGTCCAAGAGCATCTTGGCGCGGCGGGCCTGCTTGGCACCTACCAGTTGGTCAATGGCATTACCTTGGGTCTGATTGCCGCGAAGGCGGCGGGCAATGCTCTTACCAAGAGCAGCACCCTGAGCCGCACCAATGACGGCAGCGGGCTCCCCACCTATAGAAGCACCAATAGCGCCTCCAGCGTAGGGACCCATATTCTCGGCAGTCCACGCTGCAGCACCCCGGAGACCTTTAGCAGTTTGACGCTGCATGGTGGTCTCGCGGATGACCTGAATCTTCCTAGCGAGGGCTTTAATCTCTGAGGGGTTCTCAGAGCGGCCTGCAATCTCATTGAGACGTTCTTCAGTCAGACCTGTGGCATCTGTCATACCACCCTTGAGGACCTTCTTGTCCTCAGGGTCGAGGGCTTGGCCGTCAATAGCGTCCTTGATCTGACGCTTGAGGTCTGCGGTGTAGCGGTTCAGTTCCTGAGAGAGCGGGGCCTTCCCAGAGCCATCCATACGGCCTGCAATGTCATTCACATCGCGGGTGAGTTCAGCCTGCATCTGGGCGTCAGGGTTGTTACGCACGGAGCTATCCACAGAGCGGATGTCCATTGCAGCGTCAAAGACGGGCTTGGCGTTGCGGCCAGCGTCGATTACGCCACCAGCGCCTGCACCAATGATGCCTTCAGCGAGTGCCTGCTTGAGGTCAACTTGGGCACCAGCCTTGGTGCCTGCGGAAGTACCATACTGTTCCACCACAGACTGGGCGGATTCGGTGACGCCTTCTTGGAGGGCCTTCTTGCCTGTCTCTTTGACCGCTTGGGTTACAACACCAGTGGCTGTCTTTGTGCCTACGTCCTTTACAGCATTGTTGAGGAAGCCCAGCTTACCGACACCGATGGAATCCAGGGCACCAGAGACACCAGCAGTAGCTGCTGCCTGCCCCCAGTCTGCCCAAGTAAGCTCGTCGGGGCCACGCCCATCGTTCTTGGCAATCTCAAGGACACTGGGTCCTAGCTGCCTTGCGAACGAGAAGAGAGCGGGACCAGCTACAGCACCAGCAACAGCACCATATGGACTCTTGGTGACCATGCCACCCACAGCACCGCCTGCGGCGCGTGAGGCTATCAGTCCAGCGTAGCCGCCTGCCTGTTCAGCGATAGCGCCGGGGACGTTGCCCCAGCCAATTCCAAACAGCGGATCTACATAGGAGTCTTCAGGGGCAGGGTTCGCCACACGGCTGGAGGCAGACACGAAGTTGTCAGGCTTGGAGGTGAAGTCTCTCACCGCCTTGCCTGCGTCTGGCATGCCTGTCAGTTCCATCGTCACACCGATGTCTTCCAGAGGCTGGTCGAGACCGGAGACGAACTGATCGAACATACCACTGACTTCGCCCTGAGGGGCGGCACGTTGCTTCTTAATCTCGGCTGCGAGGACACCAGCAGCCTTCTTGTCCCCAGCCTTGTGGGCTTTGAGAAAGGCGCGTTCAAGCTGCTGTATGTCAGCCATGTTTAATCACCGTATTGTTTAAGGGCGTCATCCAACTCTGTGTTGGCAGCGGGTGCGGCATCTGGACCGTTACCAGTCGTGGGTGCCGCGATTTCAAGCTCCTTGACGCGGGTCAGCATGAAGCCCCGGAAGGAGCCGTACTGCTGACGAAGCGCTGCCTGATTAGTGAACCACTCGTTGGCCATCCGCTGCTTGCGCATCTCAACCTTCTTCAGGAAGGACACGAGGTTCTGGAAGGCCTGCGGGTCAGACAGGGACTGCGGGAGCATATCAGCGATAAGCTGACGCTCAGACTCAGTGACCTGACCCTGACCCTTCATCTTCTGCGACCAGTTCAGACCAAGCTGCTTGGTAGAGGACTGGAGTGTAGAGATGCTGGTCGGATCGATGTCACCGACATCACCGCCTGTAAGCTGGGCAATACCCCGTCCGATACGAGTCATGGCATCCAAGCCAATACCCGCTGTAGGCGCAATTGCTGAAAGCTGATCAAGCTGCATGACATTGTCGTTTGCAGCCAAGGCTTCAGTGTAAAGCTGCTGTTCCGCTTCTGCGTCGAACTTGGTGCCATACTTGTTCATGGAACCGACACCGCTGTCAGTAGCTCTGACAAGACCGGGGACACCACCAGCGATAAACTGCTTGCCATCACTGTCCCAAACCCCAGGCTCACCATTCGCGCCAGTGGCTGCAAAGTAGAGCTTGTTGTTCGGATCATAGAAGGCAGTCTTCTGGTCAACCTCTACGCCACCACCAGCCTGATTAGGGTCGGTCATGGAGTAACCCCTAGCAAGCCTCGCTGTCATGCCAAGCATCTTGGCGCGGGCGTAGTCCTGTTCGGTGGGCATGCGGTAACTCTTAGCCACCTGGTTAACGGCCAGTGCAGCGTCACCAAGCCCCGTGTTGAAGTCGGGGGCCTTGAGCATCGCAGCACCGAAAGCAACCATGGCATCTGAAGCGCCGGGGTTGTCCATGAAGCTGAACTTCTTCTCAGCCTCAGGCATCTGCCCGTAGACGCCCATGTCCGTGGAAGCGGCAATGGGAGACGAAGCGGCGGCATTAGGTATCACAGGGCCACCCCAAGCTGCGTTGGGGCCATGCTCCATGTTGCTGGGAACGGGAGGCATCTGAGGGATGTCGGGAGGCGGAAGCCTGCCCATGTTGCCACCCTCAGGTGCCGTGCGGTTATAGATTGGGTTAGACAGCGGAGCCTGCTGAGGCTGCTCAGAGCCCCCCCAAGAGAATACGTTTCCGAGGTCTTCAAACCAGCCGCCGCCAGTACCCGTGATTAGAGGTGATACAAGTGGTGCCATGTCTTAAGCCTGATACTGGAAGTTCTGTGGAGACTGCGTCTGCGAGTTCATCATGCCAGAGAGGTCCTTGTAGAGACCGTAGCCAGCCGCAGCGCCTCCCAAAGCCCCCTGAATGGCACCCATGGTGCTTCCAGGCTTTGAGGTCGAGCTTTGCGTCTGAGAGCCCCAGTTCTGGCCACCCACAGCGCCCATGTAGCGCGAGAGGAGGTCCCAAGGCTGGTTGTACTGGCCCTGCCAGCGCTGATAGTTGGCGTCTGCATAGCCCTGCGAGTCCTGCTGGAACTGTCCACCAGCGCGACCAAGGAGGTCGTACATGTTGACAGTGCCCTGCATACCCTGATTGCGGAGGTCCATGCCCCGGCCAACAGCGGTGTTGAGGGCGTCGAGGCCCTGCCCCTGTCCCTGAAGGTAACCCTGCATGTTGGCCTGCCTGCCCTGTTCGGACAGATTGAGGCCGCTGTTGTAGGCGTCAGCACGGATGGTAGACGAGATGTCCCCAATGCGGTCCTGTGCGCCCCGAAGGGCTACACCCTCCGCGATGCCCGTGCGTGTCGAATTGGTATTGCCTGCACCTGAAGCCTGTCGGTTGATGCCGGGAAGAACATCCTCAGTAAGGTTGCGAGTGACATCCCGTGAAGCAGCATCGATGGCTCCATTGAGGTAGGGGTTGTTGGCGTACTGCCCAGCATTGTTGATATTCTGCTGGGTGGGGTCAGCCGGATTGAAGTTGGCTGCGCGGTTGGCTGCATTCAGGAAGTTGCCTGACTGTGCCAGATAGGGCTGGGAGTCATTCACCATACCCTGGGCCAAGGTCATGCCCTGTCCCATGGAGTACTGGCCAGCGCCGTAGCCTGCCGCCTGCTGCATGGGGTTCATGCCAGCATAAAGCTGCCCCTGATACCAAGGCTGGTCGAGGTACTTACCGTAGAGACCAGCAGCGGAGTTGAAGCCAGTCTTCAGGTAGGGCTGCTGGACACTCCATGGGGAAATCGAGCTATTGGTCTTGCCAGTCTGCTGGTTAGAGCCGCCACCAGCGCCGCCAAGGACGCCTCCAATAATGGAAGACCCCGCGCCGATGAGGGTGTCGAGGAAGGCCATGTTGTTATCCTTGTTCTTATAAGGCGACCCAGTTGGTGCCGTTCCAATAGACCCAGACGTTCACGCCGCCACTCAGAGGGTCCCAGTCGGCTGCAAGCGCAAAGCGTTGCATACCGATGTACTTCTCTGTGGGTTCAGCGTCTGCCGACTGTGGGATGAGGGCATTGATGCGCCTCAGGGATGTTTCGATCTTCCGTAACTCGTCGTGGACGTGGAGTCCTATACGCAACGGGTCAGTGGGAGCATTACCCTTCGTGTACGGAATGGGTACTGCATGGTTCTTTGTGAGGGGCATTAGCGCCTCGAAACTGATACGATGTCGAGGTCGAAGCCTGACAGCGAATATGAATTGTTGTTGTCGCCCTCAAAGTACCAAGAGAGGTAGCGGCCACGGGACCTAGTGTCGATCTTGTAATCCGTAGTCGGCTCAAAGCTCTGGATGGTGTCCCACTCGATGTCCTGCTGGGGATTGTCCACACCGCCAAACTTGAAGTTAAACGGGGCAGAGACATCCTCGACGGTGACCTGTGGGTAGATGGAGCGATAGTTCTTGTAAGCCTTCAGTTCCGGCACGACTTCATCAAGGTCCAGACCAGTGCGTTCCGTATACGGGACAACTGCAAGCTCAGACACTGAGTTGAATGGCAAGGCTGTGCCGATGCCAGAGTCCACGTTAACGATGCGGGTGGTTGCTATGCTGGCAGCACTCGACAACACTGAGGCACCGAAGGTGTTCTTGGTGTTGTTGGAGAGCATGTCGGCGTAGGAGGAGCCCAGAGTGTCATATGAGAAGGCAGTGGACCCATCGTAGGTACGGCCAATCTGCCAACTCACGTAGGTAAGACCTGTGAGGTTGGGGAGGTCGTGGAATGTCCAAGTGTCTTCAGAGTAGTTGTAGACAGCTGCATAGTTGCAGTAGGTGCAGTCAGTACCCAGCCACTTCAAGCCAGCATTCTTGGAGTTGAAGCAGAACCACACCTCAGATGCGGCCTTCTCATGGTAGACGAAGAACGACTCTGACTTGGTGAGGTCGATGTTTCTGAAGATGTTCTTGCGTACCCGCTTGTCACAGATGGACTTGGGGGGCGAAACACCATCATTGATGTAGATGTCATCGTCATCGAAGACGAAGTGGTTACCGTCAACCTCAACGACACAATTGGTGCCTATGATACCACGGTCACCGAAGAGCTTGTAGAACTGGAAGACATCCGGTCCTGCTGTGTACTCCATCGTGTACGCCTGATTGGGGGCATAGATGATGAAGGAATTGCGGAGCGTGAGGCCGTCAAGAATCTCGGTCTGAAGCTCGCCCAGCGTGTTCTCACCAGCAGACTTCGTGAGGTCTGCGGGGTCCCAGGAGTCAGGGACAGCATCGTACTGGGCAATGTTCGACCACTTGACCATGTTCTGGTAGGCCGTGCCCGACTTCGTGATGTTCAGGGCTACAAGGAAATCCTTGAAGCTCCGAAGAACACGGCAACGGTGGTTGGCATCCCAGTTGGTCAGCGTAGCGTAGTCCGTCGAGGTGGACTTGTAGAACCAAGGGACACGGTCTTCCTGGTTTACGTAGTACACCCCTTGCAGGGCACAGAAGGAGCGCTGGGCATTCGAGTCAGCGGGGGTGTAGGCTGCGATGGATACATCATCAGCCGTACCGTTAGTGACGTGGTATACCCTGCCGTCCTTGGTAACGTACCCAAGAACGTCTGCGGAATTGGTGCGCTCTCCAGAGAACAGGAACACAGGGGTTCCGCCACTCGGAGAAGCGATAGCCTCCCGCCAAACATGGGAGTTCGTAATGTTGCCATTGGCGAACCGCACGTTCCCCT